TATTCAGCAGACTTCAATGTGCGCATGCATGAGGAAACAGCGGATTATGTGTCAGATAAATTGGTCAGGATGCAAGAGTACTATAATCAGCACAGAGAGTTTTTCTTTGATCGAGGATTTACAACATTCCAAGATCCTAGACTGTTGCCGTTACGTTTCCCTGTGGCAGAACTCATTGAAACTCAACCCAGAGATCAGTTAACGGAAATCATCAAGCAACATCAACACATTACACAAGTTACCTTACAATGAGAACAGCAACAATCGTAATCCGAGACGAAGTAAACATCAAGATCGAAGGTCTTGAACTGGATGCTCGCCGTAGCCTGGTCAATGCATTTAAGTATGACGTTCCTTATGCTAGATACTTGCCAGCGGTGCGGTTAGGTCGTTGGGATGGTAAAGTTTCATACTTCCAACTGGGCGGTAGCACTTATGTGAACCTGTTGCCCGAGATCATACCCATATTAGAAAAGTTCAACTACGATATTGATCTAGATGATCAGCGAGATTACTTGACCACGTTTGAGTTTGCCCAGGTCGCCGAAGACAGTTACAGTCACATAGCCTGGCCCAAAGGCCATCCAGCTGCAGGCGAACCCATGAAGCTTCGCGACTATCAGGTAGAGATCATCAACAACTTCTTGGCCAATCCACAATGCTTGCAAGAAGTAGCCACAGGTGCAGGTAAAACTGTGATGACCGCGGCACTCAGTGATGCTGTTACCGCCTATGGTCGTAGCATTGTGATAGTGCCCAACAAGAGCTTGGTCACACAAACAGAAAAAGATTACATTACCATGGGCCTGGATGTGGGCGTGTACTTTGGCGACAGGAAAGAATGGGGGCGCCAGCATACTATCTGTACCTGGCAGAGTCTCAATGTCTTGTTGAAGAACACCAAGAACGGCACAGCCGAAGATGATTGCACCATAGGTGAGTTCATAGAAGGAGTGGTGTGTGTGATCGTGGATGAAGTTCACATGGCCAAGGCCGACGCACTTAAAACATTGCTCACAGGAGTAATGAGTCGCATACCCATACGCTGGGGTCTCACAGGAACTATCCCTAAGGAAAAGTTCGAAAGCGTGAGCTTGTTGGTAAGTCTGGGTCCAGTTATTAGCAAACTGTCGGCCAGCGAGTTACAGAGTCAAGGTGTGCTGGCACAGTGCCATGTGAACATTGTGCAGTTAGAAGACCATGCCGAGTTCACCAACTACCAAAGTGAACTGAAATATCTATTGGAAGAACCCAATAGGTTAAAAACCATAGCCGATCTAGTGCGCCAAGTCAACCTAACAGGTAATACACTGGTTCTAGTTGACCGTATTGCGGCAGGACAAGCTCTAGTGGAACAACTTAAAGATGCGGTATTTGTGTCGGGTGCAACCAAAGCAAAGGACAGACAAGATGAATATGATGAAGTGGCTGTGGCCGACGGTAAGATTATCGTTGCCACCTATGGCGTTGCTGCCGTGGGTATCAATATTCCTAGGATTTTTAATTTGGTTCTTGTTGAGCCCGGAAAGAGTTTTGTGCGAGTTATTAAGAGTATAGGACGTGGTATTCGCAAGGCCGAGGACAAAGACCACGTGCAGATCTGGGACGTGACCAGCACCTGTAGATTTGCCAAACGACACTTGACCAAACGCAAGACATTCTACAAGGAAGCCAACTATCCATTTACCCAAGAGAAACTGCCTTGGAAATAAAGGTTGACAAAATAGTGACCTGTTGTATAATTGTATTATGCAAATATTAACATTGGACAACAAACCTTTTGAACTGGATCATCTTCCTGAGGAAGTGGATGACATGAGATTTTCTATCTTGGATAATTCTAACCCAGCCGATCCAGATTATCATTACATACCTTTGATATTTTTAGAAAGCTTCACGGCACCAGCCCTGGTGTTGCGTATAGGTGAACACAAGATCAAAATGCCTGTGGATTGGCAGATCTTGATTGGCGAACCCGATTTAGGAGATCTAGAAGTTTTGCCTTTGACTTCGATCAACGATCGTGGATTCAAGGCCTTCCAGTTCAATCCACTCACAAGTTTCCGTCCCAGTTTCCTTGACATAGAGATACTAGACGTATATCATGAGGTAACTTGGTATGCACCTAAGTTAAAAAATGGTCAGATGTTGTGTGTGCCGTTGGGCAACGAAATTGGTCCTGAGTGTGTGTATTTTGTCAAAGATATCAGCAGAAACTGTGAAGTAATAGATTATAACAAGGCCTGGTAATGGACAAATTAAGCATAGCCAACGAAATGACGCAGTTTGATAAAAAGAATCGCAAGTTCTATGACGAACTCACCGATGAAGAACGTAAAAAGTTTTCAAACTATCTCATGATACGATGGGGATCCTCTGTGCAAGGTTCTAGAGAACTACAGGAATTTTATGTGATTTCTTGCAACGAAAGACTCAATAAACATTTCTTCGCTATCAACCGGCATCCACGACTGCAATGGTTGTGTGCCACTGCTGTGAGTCCGGGCTTGGGAACATACAGACATCAATGGATTGCTCCCAAGAAAAAAGAAGGTTCTATTTCAGCTGTTCGTAAACAGTTGTCCGAACTGTTTCCTAATATGAAATCTGATGAACTAGATGTCATAGCCAACATTACCACCAAGCAAGAATTAGATTCTTATTTGAAACAACTGGGCCGTGACAAGTAATGTACGAATGTCGGTATTGTAAGAAAAGTTTTGCCAAAGAAACTAGTTTGGCTGTACACATGTGTGAGCCCAAACGCAGATTTCAAGAACAAGACGAACGCGGAGTGCAGTTAGGGCTACATGCCTATCTCAAATTCTACGAACTCACACAAGGCAGTGCCAAGTTAAAAACATTTGAAGACTTTGCGGCCAGTCCTTACTATCGTGCTTTTGTAAAGTTTGGTCGCTATTGTGTGGCGGTCAAGGCCATCAATCCTCCACGTTTTGTAGAATGGTTGTTGAAGAACAACAAGAAGATCGATCACTGGGCAAGAGATACCATGTATACCGAATACTTGGTATACTACTTGCGTGTGGAAAATGTCAATGATGCCTTGGCTCGTGCCATGGAGTTTGCCATAGATTGGTCAGAGCAAACAGGCAATCCTGCCGAGGACTGCTTGCGTTATGGCAACACCAATGCCATGGTCTATGCTGTGACCACCGGTCGCATCAGTGCCTGGATAGTGTATAATTGTGAAAGCGGACAACGGTTCCTGGGCGAATTAGATGCCAGCCAGATAGCCATGATCTGGTCCTATATAGATAGCGAAGTGTGGATGAAAAAGTTCTCAGACTATGTGGCCGATCAAGAATACGTCAAAGAAATGTTACAGAAAGCAGGTTGGTAATGAGTGCAGACATTGACATAGACTTGGCAGATAGAGATCAACTACTAAAATTAATCAAAGCCACGCCGGCACGTCAACTGCATCAAGGGCAGGTGAGACGTCATAACAGTGGAGTATATGTCACAGATATACCTTGGGATCCTGTGGAGGCCTGTGCGGCCATAGATTATGAAACTGCTGAACAACTGGGCTATTTCAAGATTGATCTTTTAAACATGACGGTGTATAAGTTGATCCAAACGCCGGAACACTATGAACAGATGCTGGCACAAGAACCTTCTTGGACTAGATTATGGACAGATCCTAGCTGGGCCAGTCAACTGGTACACGTGGGCAACTATGGTGACTTACTCAAAAGCATGAAGCCAGATAGCATTCCTAGGATGGCCGCTTTTATTTCAATTATTAGACCCGGCAAAGCACATTTACAGAATCAGCCCTGGGATCGAGTATTTGATTCGGTGTGGAACGGCGACGACAGTCGAGGATTTGTGTTTAAAAAATCGCATGCCGTGAGTTATGCGGCCTTGGTAGCCCTACACATGAACCTGCTTAATCAATCCTGCGTACCAGAGTGATACTTTTGCGTTTGCTTTTTTTGCGGGCCATTTCTGATAAACTACACACAGGCCCATGCAAGACTTCCAGATCTTTGTTGGTAAATGTTCGCAAATAAGGACGGAACAGATCCCACTCACCTTTGAGAAAAATGTTTATGGGTATGCTGCGATTTGATTCCCACCACCACACATTGGCAAGTTCCAGGAATCGTTGTTTTTCTCCTAGTCCTTGTATGCTGCCAAAATCATATATGGTGGTTATGGTATCATCTTGATTTTGTATGATGCCTACATATTCGGTGTTGGCATACACACACAAGGTAATAAATGGGTATTTTTCGGCGAGTTTGGCAAACAAATCGTGATTCATCATTGAAGATATTTATGGTTGGGTATTTTGGTACGTACCAAAACTAGCTAAATACTCTGTATGTATTCCACCCAAGTTTATCTTTATCAACAAGTCACACGAGTATTGTTAATGGATACCGGTGGTGGCGAAACTTTTATCTATAGGTATGATCCTGTGTACGCTAAACGACTGACAATTAACAAGGGTGTAGATAACGTAATACTGTTTGAATTTATCAATCAACAGGAAAAACCAGTGAACATTGCTGGCAGCAGTTTTTTGTTCCGTGTTATCAACACCGAAAGCAATGAACTGTTGTTGCAGAAACCCATGACTATCTTAAATGCGGCCACAGGTCGCGCCAAGGTAGAATTTGACGGTAGCGAACTGTTAGAAGTACTGGCTCAACCTGCCAACTACAGCATACAACGCACACAACCCGGAGGTGGTTATTCGGACGCGGTGTTTGTAGACGCACAAGCCGGTGCCCGGGCACCCATAGACATAGTGGATAGTGTTCTACCACAATATGTTCCCAGCGCACCACTTACAATTCCTACCACGGAACTCAGCAACCAGTTCAGTTACGAAGGGGGCGGATACGAAAACTATGCAGCCAGTCCTTACTGGACTGGCAATCCCAACGGACAAACTTCCTGGAACAGCTGGGTTAACCCACAGTTTTACAGCAGTTTTATTGAACCACGTCAGGCCGTGACCACAGTGCAGATGGATTTAGTGGGCTACACTGGAACCATCAAGGCCCAGGCTGCCGAAAACTATCAAAGTATTTGGTACAATGTCACAGATAGTGTGACCTATTTCAATGAAACCCGGACCATACATTGGAACATAGTGGGATGGTATCCCTTGATAAGATTGGCCTTTGACTCAAGTTTGTTTGCTGTGCCTTATTATCAAAATCAAGTTCCGGCCATAGCAGTAGCCATAGTAGAAGATGGTGTAGTGACCAGTATACAGATGCAAAACAACGGATCTGGCTATGCGGCTCCTCCCAAGGTCAATATCATAGGTAATGGTGCTGGCGCCAGGGCCGAAGCGGTATGGAGTTCGGCCACAGGAGCCGTGACCGGTATCAACGTGATCGATGGCGGCAGTGGATATTGGAGAGTACCCAATGCTACACTCACCACCGGACAGTATCCGGTTAGCCCTCAAAATCAAGGTGCTTTGGTAGTGATCAGCACAGGGTATGTGGAAAATCTTCTGTACCGATAACGATTGATTTTGTCCGGAAATCATGTTACAATAGCAACATGTTTGATGTGATCTCTTACTTGCCCGCTAGACGTAAACCCAGTGCTAGTGGCTGGACCAGTTTCAATGCACCCTGTTGTGAGCACATGG